GGAAGTTTTGAAAGATAGCGAGGGCACCGCTGAGTGCCCACCCAGTCCCGAAGGGGCTGGCAATCGTGTCTGTTCCTTTTTTGCCAAGGGTAACTGCAAGAAAGGTGACAAGTGCACGTTTCAGCATTGTCCGTCTGGTGAAGGCGACAAGTTCACCAGTCCGTCCCGCAAGAGTAAATTGGTCAAGGTCAAGTTGGATCACAAGCTGACCGCTGAGGAGCTGAGCGAAGTTCGCAATATGTTCCCCGACCGGTTTTTCTCATGTGGCAAGCGTGATAGTCCGCACCCTGTTGGGCGGGCTGCCCGTGCCGCAATTTCCCAGACCTACCTGCCCGCTGGCCCTGATGTCCTCGAGATTCAAGGCCGCTTTCGCGACGTGTCTACCGCCCGGGACACGTGCCGGAAGTTGTTCACCAGTGAGGACCAGGAGGATCTGTGTGGCGACGGATGCGACCATGACCTTGCGCTTGCTGCTGGCAAGTACAAGAAGGCGACGGCTGTGGATGTTCCTCTCAGCCCGAGCACCGCCCGAATGTACCTCGGTTTCGTGTCTGAGGTCCACTTGGCCATCCATGTGCACGAAGGGACTACATCCACTGTTGGCGAGCAAGTCGCCACCTGGATGCCCTTTGAGCCTAGTGGTGGCCCGTGGAACTCCACGGGATCATTGGGGTCGTACAGCATTAGTGTTGCCGGCCGTTCTTCTTGGGTGGAAAATGACCATGTTTGGCTGCGGGCGCAGCTTGTCGTCGACGGCGTTAAACCGGAGCTGTTGACGAGCGTTGGCGGGTACCATATCTACCGTCTGACGCGTGTGGCCACGGACTCTGTTGCCACCGTTGTGCCCGTTGGCGCTTTGCGCCGCGCCCTTTCTGCTGATGCAGGAGTTTGCTGGTTGCGTGCCAGTGATGGTTCGTTGGAGGTTTTGCGGGCGTCTGCCACTGCTGTTTACATTCGTGTGGACAATGGTTGGCACCTGTTTGATCTCGAAGCCGTCACGACCGCGATGAGTTTGGCTTCTGGTCGCGACCCTTCCGATTCGCTCAGAAATCGTGTTGAGACCGGTGTGTCTCGCACGCATCCCTCGTGCGATGTTCACGCCCTGTCGACGTTCGTGATTGACTTGCGGTTGAGTGAGTTCAATTCGCTTGCTGTCAGTCTCGACAGGGTTGCCCCGTTCGTCAGCCAACTAGCCCGCTGGGTGCCCTTCTGGTGGGTGTTTGGGTACATGACGAAACGTGACTTTGGGCCTTGGGTTCGCGATCGCGTCCAGAACGGGCGACCCCCGCGTCGTGTCATCGGGTTTTTCCTCGTGGCGCTTGCGGTGGTGGCCTTGGTGCCTTGGCCCACTTATGAGGCGGTTCCATTGTTTGACCCGCATATTGAGTGGTACCAACAGCCTTTGTTTTGGTTGTTTCATTGCGATTTGCCCGTGCTGGTGCTGGTTAGCGTCACATGGCGAGTTGCTTGGTTATGGTTTTCTGGGTGGGACTCTTTCCTCCGTGGTCTCATCCTCATCTTCGTTGTTTTTAACCTGCCTAAGGTGGCGTACGCTCAGACTCCGTTGTACCAGAGTCTTCGTGAGCAGTACGAGGCTGACCGGTTTGCTCCTATCTGGGGTGCTGGGCCTTTGCCCGAGTACGCTGGGTTTCCCGGTTATGTGGCCAATGTTCCGTTGAAAGACTTGGCCCGAGGATCGAAGATGAAAGTTCGCGAACCCCACCGGTTCGTGGACACGTGCCGGCCCCGTGACACCATGCGTGCTATCGGTGTGGTGTTCACTGGGGGCGACGTCCGGTTTCCTAGCGTCGCCCTCAACTGCCAGCAAAATTTGATTGTTGCTGGCCGGAACCGGCAACTTGCCGTCACTCCCCGCCCCAACATGTGGCTTTTCCAACTCTTGGCTGACGCTTACCTTGCGGAAGTGTTCAACGTAACCCCTGCGGACGTCAGCTATGGTACCTTTGAAGAGTGGAATTGCCGCTTTCCGGCGGCGCGGCAGAAACAGCAGGCGTTGGCGCTCGAGCAGTTGCGCCACGACCATCCTACGGATTACGATATTGTACTTCGTGGGGTTTTTGTCAAGACCGAAAAGATATTACGCTGGTCGGGCGAACCTTATGACCCGCGTGCCATCACTGGAGCAAGTGATTGGTTTAATGTTATTTTCGGACCGTGGTTTTTTTATGTGCGTGAGCGCGTCAAGGATCTCTATTCTCTCCAGCCAGACAATGTTTTGTTTGGTAGTGGGTGCAGCAGCCAAGAGCTTGGTGAGTGGTTTCAGAAGTGTTTGGAAGACGGCAATGGCCGTGCCGAATGCGGTGATGACACACTTTGCTTTGCGGATGGTGCACTCCTGGAGGGCGATGGAAGTCGTCATGATTCGCTTATGCACGTGGGTTTCCACGGCTTGAAGTGGCGGGTGTATGAGCATGTTGAGCCCGTTGTGCCTCCTGCAGTCGACCGTTATGCGAAGGAAGCGTCCCGAGAGACAGTGGCCCGTAATATTCCTCTCGGTGTTAGTTGGTGGCACGAGTATCGTGTCCGCTCTGGTGATCCTGACACCGAGCGCGGCAACTCTGTGTGCACTGACTTTGTGTCTTGGTGTATGATCCGGTTTTACCGGGAAGCGGTAGCGCAAAACGTGGAACCAACGGAATACGTGGCGCGCCGCATCCTTGCACTAGGGTACAAGACCAAGCTTCGTGTTCTTCATGAACCGGCAGATGCCACGTTCCTTTCCGGTGCTTTTATGCCCGTTAATGGAGTGATGTATTGGTATCCGTTGCCAGGGCGGCAGTTAGCCAAACTGGGCTGGTCCATGTCGGTTGATGTCCCGATGGAACGCGTCTGGCGTGATTTCGCCGGCGCACTCAACTCGTTCATGCATTACCTTTTTGTTCCTTTTTTGCGCAAGTATGTTGAGATCGTGAGTCAGCTGGTACCCCCTCGGTACCGCCTTGAACCTCCGTCGAAGCGCTGGAACGTCCGTCCGGGAGTGACCCCTCTCCACCCGGGCGATGATAGTTGGGATTGGTTCACCCGACGTTACTCGTTGACGCAGGCCGACGAGAGAGAGTGGGAAGCCGAGCTGCGCACTGTGACACGGTTGCCGTTTGCCATTGAGAGTGACATCTTTAGTCGCTTGGCGAGCGTTGACTTGTTGTAGGCGTGGCCTGGTGGGTGGTGGTTGGGAATTTTCCGTCCGGGGTTTATAATAGGGCGGAGCACTCTTTGTTGTTGGGAGTGCCGGGCGAGTAACAATGAACGAATGGGAAAAGGGAAGAAGAAGAACATCGGTGGAGGAGAAGGCGGAGGCAGCAGTGCTTCCGTCGGGCGAAAGCCGCGGAACCAGCGGTTTTTCGACCTCTCCGTGTCCACGTCCAACGCCAACTCTGGAACTCAACAGTACGGCGCCGGCCAGACGATCAGGTCCCGACACGCCCCGCCCCGGCGGGGTCGGAATCTGGGAGATACTGGCCACGTGGATCACGGTACCTCTGTTTTTAAGGCCGAGTTGGGCTGGCAGTGTGAGCCGATTTTGGATCTGAATGCGTCCACGGGGTTGGATGTGACAAGTGTGGCAATCAATCCGGGTTTGCCTGCGTTCGCGTGGGCTAGCAAGGTGATTGGAGGATACGAGAAGTACAGCTTTTCACAGTTGCGCTTCAAGTTTGTTTCCTCGCTTTCGGGTTACGCGACTGATGGCCAACAGGGCTCAGTCGTGTTGGCGTTCGATTATGACGCCCTCGAAGGTCCCCCAACCACACTCGATCAGGCCCTGACGTACAACCCCAGTGTCTTGACGATGCCAGCGCAGTCCGTCACCCTTGACGTTGACCACAAGCTGTGCACGCCTGACCGTGGCAAGTATGTCCGCACTGGCCCTGTTGCCGGTGACCTCAAGACGTATGACAGTGGTGTCCTCCGTGTCTGTACCGAAGGCATGGTGGGCACTGGTCCGATTGGTCGTATTATGGTTGAGTATTTCGTGGTCGGTATCAAGCCGCGAGTCTCGCCGCCCGCCTTGTCCTACTATGCAGACGGAACCACTCTGCGGTGGGACGCTGTGAACCCTGGTCTAACGGGAACGATTGGCTCTGACCCGTCGTACCCGTGGGTTCTTTCTGGCGGGGCAAATACCTGGCCCAACCTTGGCAGTCTCCCAATTAACATTGAGGCTGCCGGTGTGCTTCATTTTCCTCAGGGGCGGTACCTGCTCCACTACCAGTTGGTATACGGTGGAACCTCGACTGGTAGCACCCTATCTTGCTACATCTTGAATCCGGCGACGGGAGGATACGATTTCTTCTACGTCGGCTCGAACAGCTATGCGTCTGCGTCTACTGCCTCGTTGCAGGGATCCGCGCCTCTGGTGATTTCGCAGTCCGGCGGTACGAGTGTCTACTTCACCCACGCTTGGAATGGTGTGGCTGGCGCCTCAGGAAGTTGTGCCCTTTGCATCCAGCATTTGGCCATGGGTGTCAGTTCAGAATAACTCGCCAGTGTTTGTGGTTATCCTAAAAC